TCAGCGTACAGGCGGCATGAACTCGGTGGCCTCCAACAACCGGCCCTGGATCGCGCCGAGGTCGCCTGCGAAGCCCCAGTTCGTCGGGTCGGCCGCCGCGCGCTCTGCGTGCGCCGCGAGGCGATCATGCAGCGCGGCCAGGATGATCGCAATGTTCGCCTGGTGCGCCTGGTACGCAGCTTCGGCCGTGGGCTCGCTCTGAGCCAGGATCAGGTTGAGGCCGGTGTCGGAGGTCTGGGTCTTCATGGTGGTTTGCGGTTGCGTTGGAACACCGCCAGTACCGCTCTGACGGCGCCGGCCAGCAACCAAGCCAGACCGCCCCACTCAGCCACTGCGCCCCGCCTTGAAGTTGGTGATGAGCACCTCGCCCACCTCCTGTTTGGCCGTGGCCGAGATCGAGTAGCGGGTCTTGACCGCCTCGATCCTGAACTCCCGAAAAGTCTCACGCACGCCGGGTGTGTCGTTGAGGCTCAAGATGAACTTGCCCCTACAAGCCCCCAGAAGGGCCGCCAGGCGCGCGAAGTCGTCACGGGTGAACAGACCCTCGCCATAGTCCTTCTCGCAGCCCCAATAGGGCGGGTCGACGTAGAACAGCGTTCCCGGCCTGTCGAAGCGCTGCAGCACCACGTCGAAGGGCTTGTTCTCGATGAACACACGCGCCAGGCGCGCATGGGCATCGGACAGTTCCTCCTCTATCCGCAGCAGGTTCAAGCGCGGGGCGCCCGTCGCCGCGATGCCGAAGGTCGGCTTGTGGATCTTGGCGCCGAAGCTCGACTTGGCCAGGTAGAAGAACCGAGCCGCCCGCTGGATGTCGGTGAGCGACTCGGCGGGCGTCTGCAGGAAGCGGTCGAAGTCATCGCGGGCCACCAGCATCCACCGGAACTGCGCCACTAGCTCCACCAAGTGATGCTTCACGCAGCGGTACAGGTTGGTCAGCTCGGAGTTGATGTCGTTGATGATCTCGACCTTGCTTTCCGGCTTTTTAAAGAGCACCCAGGCGGCCCCTGCGAAGACCTCGCAGTACGTCTGGTGAGCGGGCATCCGCTCAATGATCTGGTCTGCCAGGCGGCTCTTGCCACCCAGCCACGCCAGCGGGCTTTTCTGCGTCATGAACGTCCTTTGGTTCAAAGGGCGCTCGGTGGCGCGCTGGTGTGGGGCTCGGGCTGCTCCGATCAGCAGCGCTGTCCCTCCAGTGGTTCAACGTCCCGCAGCGCGGGCACTTGATCTCTACGCTTCCCCCATCGGCCATCGCCAGCTTTCGCCGGCACTGGCCGCATCGAATCTCTCTCATCGGGCATCACCTATCATGCGCCCCGCCTGGTACCAGGTGGCAGGGTCTTCGGTCGATGCCGTGCTCGTTCACGGCGGAGGCGGGTGCCCGAGGTGCTGCAACACCGGAGGCATTCGCCCTGTCTTTTTTCGGTCGGTCCTTGTGCTCAGATGACCGTGATCAGGTTGTCCAAGAAGAACAAGCGCCACTTCAGATACCGGTCCAGGATCTTGGACTCCGGCTGTGCGCCCTGGTAGACGTCGGCGCAGCGAGTGATGAAGGTGCCATCACTTGGCGCCGACAAACCATTGACCTTGAATGGCCACCGCGGTGCGATCTGCGGCGCGGGTGCGGTCAGAAAGTACTTTTTGAGCCGGCCTTCTTCGCCCACATACAGCGTGATCGCCTGCCCGCTGACCACGAGCCCTGCGAACGTGTCCTGGCCCACCCTCGCAGAGATGCCGGTGTCAACGTTCGCGTCGGTCGTGTCTCCGGTGCGCACGCCAACGAAGAACTGGCCGCTCGAATTGATCGCGAGCCCGCACCAGCCGCCCGAGCCGTCCCAGGTAGCGAGGGCCAAGCGAATGCTCGCGTAGACAGCTGCGGGGGAGTCGGAGTTGAAGACGGTGCACAGACTGTAGGCAGGCGTGGTCACCGGTGCCTCGGTCGAAACTGCATCGGCGCCCGTCAGCCGGGCACCGAAGTCCTCGAAGACCGGCGGCGAGTTGCTCCCGTAGTAGACGGGCGCGGGGCCGTGGATGACGGACTGATCGAGGGTGCCAGCGCCAGAGAAGAAGCCGCTCCAAGCCGCGTCCATATCGAGTGGAGGCTCTGCCAGGGCGACAGGACTGTCGAACGTCGGGATCTTGGTGAGGAACTGCATGTGTGTCCTTAAGCGAAGGTGTGGTCGAAGACTTGCATGTAATGGTCAAGCGGCACGTGAGCGCCGAGCACCTCGGCGACGTCGAGATCGCCGCTGTCGTCCCGAACGTTCCCGCCGATCCGGCCATACAGCAGGTACGCCCCGGAGGGAACGTCGCCAGTGGTCCTGATGTGGATGCGGCGGGGTGATGCCATGTAGACATCGGCGATGCCGACGCTGCCGGCCGACATCAGCTCAAAGCCCGCGGCCGCGCGGTGCGGATTGCCCGTCGCCGTGTCGCTGCGGTCAATGACTGCCCGGCTGCCCGGCACTGCCAGGTCTACTCCGATCAGCCGGGGCGAAAGCAGCGTTACCGCCGTTGCTCGAAGACCATTCGTTCCGGCGCCATCCAGCGCCCATTGCTTGAGGCTGCGGCCGATATACGCACCGATGAGTCGAGATGCCGCAGCGCTGAGGTGCACGCCGTCGAACCAAGGGGCCAGCACCGTCTGCAGCGGGTAGACCGGTGCCGCCACGAAGGCATTGGCTAGCGCATCCGCCACGTCGGCCTGCGCCAGCGCAGCTGCGACGTTGGACGTGCCCGACGTCTGATACAGCGGGAAAAGGACATCCTCGGCCTGTCCAGTGATCGCCTTGATCTGGGTATTCAAGGCCGTGAGCACCTGCTGAAGTCCGATGGCGTAGACGTTGCGTGCATATGGGCCGCTCTCGCCCTGGAGCCAGGGAACAGCCAGGACGCGATAGCTCTTGCTGGCTGCGTCGGCCAGCGCCTTGGCCGCCGTGACCTGCGCCAGGACTCGCGCGAAAGGCGCGGTTCCATCTGCGAGGCCATCTAGGGCCGTTCCTCCACGGCCCGCGCACGAACCCAACAGCTGGAAAGGGTAGTCGGCCGGCGCGATGCCATCCGCGAGCAGCGCGGCCTTGATCTGATCGCAGCATCCCGACAAAGGTGTTTCGCCAGGGTTGGCGATGCCCGCCAAGTCCTGGTTGATCCCTGCTCGCGCGCTCTCGATGAGTGGCACGAACGAAGCGTAAGGGGCAGCGTCTCCGTACACGTCCGGCTGCGTTCCGCTGACAAACATCAGGCTGTCAAAGCGCTGGCTGGTGCTGAGCACGGTGGTGCCGTTCACAAGAGCTCGCTCGCCGCGAGACAACGATTGCCCGTACATGATGATGTGGCAGATCTCTGCGGGGAAAGCACGCGCGATGGATTGATCGAGACGTCGGACCCGGGCGACTCGCGCCGACATTCGGTCGATGTTGGCTCGGCCGAAGCGCGCTCCGTCACGCCCGATGAGAAAGCCGATGGTGTTGTCACGTGCACCAATGCCCCAAGGGCGAACCGTCGACCGGCCGCGAGATGCTTCCGTGCCGCCGATGAGCGCGCGAACGGAGCGCAGGCTGGGGGCGTCAACAACGCCACTGGCGCGGACCTTGAATGCACTGCTTCCGTCGCGCGCACGCACGTCAATGGGGTCTTTGGACTTTTGCAGCCGCTCCCCATCCAGCTTGCCCCCAACATCGAAGGCACGGGCGTGGAAGGAGTCACGAGTCACGCCCGCGATTGACGTGCCGTCCGCCGCAACGAAATTCGAAGCGGCCCCGCCAGGGCGCTGACGAATCAAGCTGTCGAACTCAGCCCCGGAAAGGGGATCAAGAACCGGCACGAGCGTGCCGCTGCGCTTGACGAAGGTGGTCGTGCGCTTCAATCCGTCAGGACCGCCGGCGAGGATCGTGCAAACACCCTCCTCAGCAACGGACGCGGCACCCGTTGCCAGGTCCGGCTGAATGTTGATGGTGGCCAGCGAAACCGTGGCACTGGACTCGGCTCGCGTCGCTGCATCTTGTGCAGTTGAGACACCAGCCGCAACCAGCTCGGCCCGTTCACGCACGTCCGCCTGCAGCGCCAAAAGCTCAGGTGTGCTGACCATCTCGCCCGCATAGGCCCAGGCCGTGCCGTTCCAGACGTGGAGGCTCGATCCCGCCACGATGTAGCCGTCACCTGCGGTGTTTCCTTCGGCGGGCAGGTCGGACACTGCGGCCACTGCCCCCTTGAGCACGAGGCCGCGCCCCTGCAGGTCACCGGCGTGCCAGGCCTGCCAGATGTCTCCGAACTCGCTCAGGATCTGCTGCATGGTCTGCAGCGCGGTGGGCACGTAGCCCTGCGTCGGCACCAGGGCGTAGCTCACGCCAGCAGCGGTGGCGCCGCCGTACGGCAGCACCAGCTCCAGCTGCGTGTCCGAGACGATGCGCTTCACCTCCAGCACAGCCCCAGGCACCGACAGGATGTCGCCCGGCAGGGCGTTGGCCACCCAGGCCGTACCGGTGCCGTTCACCAAGGCAGAGCCGTTGGTGAGCGCGATGGTGCCCGTGCGGTACCAGGCCATCAGATCACCTCGCGCACAGCCGCCGCGCCGGCCAGGATGTTCTTCTCGCTGGCGCTCTCCATGAGCTGCGCGTAGATCCACTGATCCACATCGCCCACAGGCAGCCCGGGTAGCTGTACCTGAATCAGCGACACATGGGCCGCGCCCTCGACCGCGTGCTGGTGCGAGGTGTACGACCGGAGCGTGGCGACCGTGCTGCGGACCTGGAACCCGATCTGGCAGGCATAGAGCGTGTGGTAGCCCAACTGGGCGCGCGTGCGCGGATCCTCGATGGTCTTCTCGAGGCCGATGATGGGTGAGGTGGCGAGTGCGTCGGTCATGGGGCGTCGGTGGTGGTGGGATCGTTGGGCCAGGTAATGGCCTGGACGGCCTCGGCGGTGGTGGCCGCCTCGATGGCGTCGCGCAGCGCCTGGCGGGTGCCCACCAGGTACTGGCTGGCCTGGCGGAATGCGTTCACGGCCGCGAGCGTCTTGGCGCGCATCTCAGTGGCCGGAATGCCGCGCACGGCGGCGATGCCATCCAGGAAGGGCGTCGGCGCGGCCGGGTTAACTTCCCAGGCCAGCGCCTCGCGCTCCTGCGTCGGCCACGTCTTCTGTTCGAAGTCGGGATAGCCGGCGGTGAGAGCAGCGGCGCGGCGGCGCCCCTCTGCACTGATCGCGGCCTGCTGGTCTGCCTTGATCTCGGCGAGCGTCCGTGGGTCGATCCACGAATGGCTGGGCCAGTCGAAGACATGGCGTGCAGAAGGGCGCGGGCTGGGCTCGCACCAAGCCTGCGTGGCGAAGTCCCAGAACGAGGTGGGCGACGGCGGCTCGGTGCCGAGTAGGGTGCAGGCTTCGGGGCAGGCTGGCGGCTGCGGCGACATACCGCTCATCACCAGCTTGCCGTGGGCGTCAACGATGGCGAAGGGACGCATCAGCATCAGGCGCCTCGCTTCCCGATGAAGACCGCCAGGCGAGTGGTCTCGCCACCCACTGCGGTGATGGTCTGGAAGCCGGCGCCAAACGTGGCGATGCCCGTCATCATGGAGGCCGGAAAGCGATAGATGTTGCCGCCACCTTCGCCCATGTCCTGCCACTGTGCGTCGGGATGGATCACCGTGCTGCCGGCGCCGGTCAGCGACCGGGTTTCCGTGGTGGAGCTTGCCGGGCCCCACGTGGATTGCTGCCCAAACTCGGCGACGGCGAACGCTTCCCAGACCTGGCCGGCTGGCACCGTGAAGCTGATCGAGGCAGAGCCGGCGCCGGAGGCGAAGGCTGGCGCCACGATGGCACCGCCCGCAACCTTGAGCGTGTCGATCTCCGCGTTGCGGATCATGGCCATGTCGATGTACGTCCGGCCGTCCTGCACCTTGAACGGCGCGTCCATCGCGGAGCCCAGGTCGTTCATGACGCGGAACACGCTGGCCAGCACTGCGACTTCCGACTGCACGTCCGTGCCGCCGTTCATGCTGCTCACGCTCGACTTGATGCCTGCAATCACGCGTTTGCCGCCTGCCGAGATCTCGGTCTTCAGCATCATCTGCGCGGCCACGTTGCCGTCGAGGCTGGCCAGCGTCATCGACTGATTGCTGACCGTGGCGGATAGCTCTCCCACCGGTCCGATGGCCGAGACCAGGTATTCGTTGTTCTCCGCGATGGCCGAGCCCAGCGTGGCCGTCAGTTCGACGTGGCTGACATAGGTCGCCTCGATGTCATCGACCCGGGCGCGCATCGTCAGGATGTCGCTGGCCAGCGCGTCGTCAGCGGTGGCGCGCACGAGCTGCTCTTCAAGGATGTCGGCCTGCGCCTGCTCCAGCCCGGCGGACAGCAGCGTGATGCGGCTCGCCATCGCCTCGTCGGCGGCCACCAACACCTCGATCTGCTCGGCGTAGATCGCATAGTTGTGATCGACCTTCGCTTCCAGGATGGTGGTCAGCCGACGCAGGCTCTTGCCCATCTCGGACACGCTCACCTCCGCCCGCAGGATGCCGTTCAGGTCCGCCGCTGCAGCCTGGTCGCGGAACGACTGCAGCCGCGAGTCCACGCGCTCCACATACTTCGCAATGTTGGGCACGTCATCGAAGTCGCCGAGCGTCATCGCCTCGCTGGTTCCCCACGGCCCGGCATTGCCGCCCATGTCGACCGCGCGGATCCAGTAGCGGTGCAGCCCGGGCTCGGGTTCAACCCGCGTTAGCGACCGCGCCACCGTGCGGCCGATCTCCACGGCTGCGCCCAGCGTGTCGCCCTTGGCGATCTGGTACTCGCGGATCGGCTGCGTGGTGCGGCAGTCCGACCAGGTCAGCGCAACGGACCGCCCTTGCGTGCTGTCCTGCACGGCGGGCGTCAGCGGCGCCAGCACGGTGAGGCTGGCGGACATCGGCGTCGACCAGAACCCATTGCGGCTGTGATGCGCCGCCCAGGCTTTCTGCAGGCCGGCCGGGAAGAAGCCCAGCAGCGCGCTGGTGGCGTGGCCGTCGAAGTGCGTGTCGCCCTCGGCCTCTTCCCAGGTGGGGCCGCGGCGCACCTGGGTGCGGTCCCACTCGATCAGGTCCAGATCGGTGGGCGCCAGCCAGCTGGCCAGGATGCCGTCATCGGTCACCTGCAGCGTCAGGTTGCTGACGTCGCTGGGCGCACCGGTGCCCTGGAGCACGTCGCCCACATAGGCCCAGTCCGAGGACGCGAAGGCCGTCTCGAAACGCACGCGCGCCGAGAACGCCTGGCCCACGTCCAGGCCGAGCAGGTAGACCTCGCGCGCGTCGCCAGCCATGAGCGTCGAGATCCAGGGCAGCGTCCCCGCCTCGGGCACGCCACCCTCGCCGAGCACAAGGGCCTCCTGCCGGTGATCGATCCGCACCCGGCCGCCCAGCAGCACAGCGGCCGTGGTGGACCGGTTCCAGCTGATGCGCGCGCGGGCCAGCAGCGTGGCACCCTGGCGGGCCAGCTCATCGATGCCGCTGGCCGCCTGCAGGTTCTCCGGCTTGGCCGGCGCCTCGAAGGGGTTCGGCAGGTTCGTGTTGGGCGCCGCGTCCAGCAGCTGCTCGTCGGCCAGGTCGTAGTAGGCCGGCACGTCCTCTTCCAGCAGCAGCGACAGGGCCTTCGTGCGCGAGTAGGCCCAGTCCGTGACGATGAAGCTCTTGTTCGTGAAGCCGAAGAAGGCCGACGACAGCAGCACGCGGTCGCCCGGCTGCAGGCCCCACGCGAACATCTTGGGCGAGATCCGCACGGTGAAGCCGCCCCGGCTCTTCTCGACCTTGATGCGCGCGATCTGGTGGCAGCGCACCTGGGAACCGACCCACGGCAGCGCCACGTCGGTCAGCTTCTCCTTGCCATCGGCCGCCAGGAAGGTGGGGTTGCTGTACGGCGCGAAGTCCTGCGACACGCCGTTGCCGTTGGCCGCGATGAAGGTGCCGCGGGCGCCGTTGAACCGCGCCGTGCCCGGGAAGCAGGTCTGTTCAACCGCAGTGGGCGCCACCATGTCGTCATCGCCCAGCGACATAACGGGCGTGGTCCACGCGCCGGGCACGAAGCGCCACACGCCGGCCGATTCGACCGTGAAGCCGGCCATGGCCTCTTCCAGCTGCTGCAGCGTCGTCTCGCGCGACTGGTCGGTGCGGAACATGCCGTCGACCACGTAGCGCGACCGCGAGTAGCCGTAGTTGAGCGGATCCGCGTCGGCCTCGATGCCGTAGACCTGCATGTCGCAGGCATTGGCCCCGGCGATCCAGGTGTTGATGTCGAGCTGATCGGCGCTGGCGCCGTACCCCTGGGCCGAGCGGATGAAGTCTGCCAGGCACAGCACCACGTTGCGGCTGTAGGCGGTCTGGCCCGTGCGCGGGTCCAGCACCTTCTTGCCGCGGATCTTGGCCTTGACGTTGGGCGGGCCCGACTGGAAGCGGTCCAACACCTTGTTGACCGACACCACCGCGTAGGTGTAGCCCGTGAGCTTGTGGGCCGTGGTCCACATGCCCGGGGCGCCGCCCGTGTTGCAGGCGTTGATCAGCCACGGGTCGGCCACGTCCTCACCGGCGCCCAGGTGCTTGGTGATGTGGACCGCCGGGCCCGCCGAGTAGTCCAGGCCGGTGGCGACGATGGTCAGGTTCTCGTTCGTCGTGTAGCCGTTCTCGTCCGCCGCAATGGCGTCGTCGTCGATGTAGATCTCGTCGATGGCCTCGCACTCGTGCGCCGCGAAGATGATCACCAGGTGCGTCCACTCCGCGCCCATGCCGGTGGTGACCATGGCCACCAGCGCACCGGCGAACGGCGCCGGGCTGCCGTAGACCACGGCGTGGGGCGAATCGCTGCCCAACAGGGTGATGGTGCGGTCCTGCAGGTTCGCGATGTCCTGCGCCAGCTTGCGCTGCGCTTCCTGGCGGGCCTTCTTCTTGGCCTGGCTGCTGGCGTAGGCGCTCGAGACGATGCTGACCGCCGTCGTGACGACGAAGGCGCCCACGGCCGCCGCAGACGCGCCGGAGGCGCCCACCAAGCCGCCGACCCATGTGAAGAACGTCACGACCTCGGCATGGGCCGGTGCAGCGGCAAACAACGCGAGCAGACCGAGCAATGCGCGCATCAGACCCGCCATGCCGCCTCCGCGCCGGTGACCGGGAGAAATGCGATGCCGTGAGCGCCAGGCGCTGCAATGTTGGCGCCGGTGCACACCCCAAAGGCCAGGCCGCGCACGCGCCCCGCACGCTGGCCGCTGCGCACCAACACCACATCACCGCGCTGGGCCATCAGCCCGGGCATGGCGGGCCCGAGCAGCTCGCTGGCCACCACGGCAAACCCGCCCCGGGCCCGAACCTTGCGCAGGGCAGGCAGCAGCCGGCGGCCAGCGAGCATGCCGCCCTCGGCGCGCAGCGGTGCGAGCGGGTCGGCGCCCGTGCGCTGCAGCACCCACTCGGCGGCCAGGATGGTGCAGTCGGCGTCCCACCAGGCGAACGCGCGGCCGGCGCGCAGATGGATGAAGGCGTCCAACTCGTCCATCACTGCAGTCCCAGCATCGAGCGGATGCGCAGATAAGCGCCGAAGGCCTTCGACGTGTAGATCGCCGGGTTACCGATCAGGCTCTGCAGGTACTGAAAGCCCAGCTCGCCGGGATACTTGGCGCGGTGCTGGGCATCGTTCATGCGCAGCGCGCTCGGGTTGCTGCGCACGTCGTAGCTCGCCACGCGGCAGGTCAGCTCCAGCGAGATCGTGCGGGCCTCGTCATCGCGCGGGAACTTCATCACGTCCATCACGCCGCCGAAGCGCAGCACCGGCGCCCCGGCGGGCTGGAAAGTCTGCGCATCGATCATGCAGATCCACAGCCGGATCGGCCGGTCCTGGTAGTCGGACGCCTCGCCCAACGCGAAGCCCCGAATGCCGATGTCGATGGGTGTCAGAGACATGGTCAGCTCCTGCGCGCCGCCGTCGTCGGCCTCACGCAGCTCGCCGACTTGGCCCAGCGCACCGATGCCGCGCCAGGTGTTGCCCAGCGCCACCAGGTCCACAGGCCAGTCGGTTAACCGCACCGTCCCCGACCGGGCCTGCGCCTCGACCATGGTGGCGATGCCGTAGGCGGCCGAGCCCGCGACCGCGTCGAAGCCTGCGTTCGTCTGGACGGTCATTCCCAGCTCTCCAGCAGGTCGAGGCTGAAGCCGCCTTCGCGGCTGCCCTTCGTGTCCCACTGCGTGTCGTTCGAGGTGCGGCGCATGCGGCACGTCGGCCGGTCCCACACCACCACGCTGCCGGCGACCAGCGTGCGGCGCAGCACGGGCTCCACGGTGACCAGCAGCACGCCGTCGACGCCAACCACCGCGTCCGCCTGCACGCTCAGCAGCTGGCGGTCATCGCTGTCTTGTTGGACGCCGATGCGGTCGCCCTGCAGCAACGTCTTTCCGGCCTGGCCGACGCCGGCATTGATCGAGATCTGCGCCGCGCCGGCCAGCGACCCCACGGCCGTCCACGCGCCGCGGGCGGTGCCGCGCGGCTGGGGCCGCAGCCGGTCGTACACGGCCAGGCAGTTCACCTGGCCGCGCAGCGACAGGATGGTCGCGCGCCACAGCGCAGCATCGGCCACCACGGGGATGCGCTCCTCGCTGGTCATCGAGCACTTCCAGCGCGGAGGGCCGAACACCCCAACCTGCATCGAGCCCGTGTCGGCGTTCGCGAAGGTCAGGTCGAAGTTGCGGATGCCCCAGACCTGGGCACCGATGGCCAGCGTGTCTGGCATGGCGATGGTGGTCATTCGGGCATCACCCCCGCGCGCTTGAACTCGGCAGCCTGGCGCTTGTTGTTCTCGGCCAGCATGCGCTGGCCAGCCGCCATGGACGCGCCGAGGTCGGCACGTGCATCCATGTAGAGATGGCTCACCGGCGCGAAGGTGATTTGGGTGCCGCCGTTTGCACCGCCCATGGCGATCACGCCCAGGCGGCCCTGGCTGTCCCGCTTCAGCGGGAAGATGCCCTCGGTGCCGGCCTCGCCCATCAGGCCGATGCCGCCCTTGGCGAACGGGAAGATCGTGGGACGGTCCACGACGCTGCTGCTGTAGGCGCGTAGGCCCGCGGTGCCGTCATACACCCCGCCGTTGGCGTTCTTGGCCAACCCCATCAGACCGATCATGGTGCCGAGCGAGTCATCCTTCCCGACAATGCTCGCCACCGCGGCGGCCGAGTCGCCCGACAGGCCACCCGCATAGGCACTGCCCAGCCCCTTCAAGATGCTGACGCCGAGTGACACGCCCGAGCTGCCAGAACCGCCGCCCATCGCGTCGCGCAATGCAGACGACAGCCAGCTCGTGAACTGCTCGACCGACTGCTTGATCGTGGCGTCGTAGAACGCGCCTGCAATCGCGGTGACGATGGTGTTCCTGAACGACTTGCCGATGGAGGCGAGGGCGCTCGTGTCGCCTTCCATCAGGCTCGTGACACCCTGCAGGAAGTTGGACCGCACGTCCTCGCCCATCTTGCGCGCCTGATCGCGCTGCTGGTTCTGCCAGTCCACCGCGATCTGTATGCCTTCGCCCGCCCCAACAACTCGGCGCAGGCGCTGCTCGGCGGCGATGCGGTCATCGAGTGCTTTGACGTAGCCGGGGATGACGTTGTCCGTGGCCTCCAGGTCGGCGCGCTGGCGCTGAAGTTGCGCGATGGTGAAGTCGTTGGCCGCCGTCTTGGCCTTGCCGATAGAGGCGTTCTGCAGCTCCTGCGCCGCGATCTGCTCGTAGGTGCTGGCCACCGTGTCGCGCATGGCCTTCAGCTGGGCCAGCTGTGGCGCGACGAGCAGCTCTTCCTGATCGCGGCCGGACTTGTTCAGCAGCGTCTGCCGCTGCGCAGCCAGCTCCACCAGCTCACCTTCCAGGGCGGCGGCTTCCTTCTGCGAGTCCTTCTTCTTGCGCGTCAGCTCCAGCTCGCGGCGCAGGGCCTGCTCCCGGCTTTGCAGGTCGGCCAGTTGAAGTTCGCGGCGGCGCGCGACGGCCGAGTACTCCGACAGCAGGTCGCGCTTGACCAGGCTGTCGATCTCGTCCAGCCCATCAGCGGTGGCCACCGCCTTCAGCTTGTAGCCCTGCTTGACGGCCTCGATCTGCGCGTCCAGGTTGTGCTTGTCCGCCTGCACAGCGTCGGCGTTGAGGGCCTTGATGGCCTTGTCGCGCTCTTGCTTCAGGCCCTTCTCGTTCTCGAGCTGGCGGGCCTGGGCGTCTTCCAGCGTCCGCAGTGATGCGCCGCCGGGCTGGGCCTTCAGCACCTCCAGGTACTGCTGGAACGCGTTGCGGCTGGCCTGCAGCTTCTGCTGGTATTCCTGCTGGATGGCAGAGCCGGTCTTCACGTCCGCGTTGGACTTCATCCATGCCTGCCGCGCGCCCTCCAGGGTCAGCGTCATCTGCTGGTTGCCCTGGCTGGCCTGGCCGGACGCGGCCTTGACCTTGCCGAGCCGCTCTTCGAGCTGGGCGATGCCGGCGTTCACGCTGTCGAGCGTCGATTTAACCGGCGCCCCGTTGATCCATTCCGTACTGCTGCCACCGGAGGCCATCAGCTCGTCGCGCTTCTGCTTCCAGCGGCCCAGCTCCGCTTCCATGGCGGCGACGTCGCGCAGCTCGGGCGTCTTGCCGCTGGCGGCCATCTGCTCGGCCCGCTGGATCTGCACGGCCGTCACGGCCGCGTCGTCGGCGGCGGACTTGAGGCGGTAGAGCCACATGGCCAGGCCGGTGACGGCCATGATGGCGATGCCGACCGGGCCGCCCAGCGCACCCACCACCACGCCGAAGCCGCGCGCGGCCAGGGAGGCGGCACCCGCAGCAGCCCCCGCAGCGCCGGTCGCAGCGGCGAGACGGCCGGCGGAGGCAGCAGCGGCCTCCTGTGCCGCGGTCTGCGCGGCCGTCGCCGCCGCGAGCTGCGCGCTCACCCGGGTCTGCTGCTGGCCCAGCACAGCCAGCTCCGCCATCAGCGCTGCATGGCGAGCCTGCGCGGCCGCCAGCGTGGCGGTGCCTTCACGCAGCGTCGCGAGCGCATAGCTCTGGGCGCCTGCTGCGGCAGCGGCCTGGATCTGCGCCTGGGCCTGGGCCATCGTGGCGCGGGCGGCCTCCATCTTCGCCACCACTTCGGCCCGCGATGCCACGATTGCCTCGTTCGTCGCGGCCAGCTGGGTCACCTTGGACGCTGCAGCCTGCGCCTCGGCCGCGGTAGTGGCCTGTGTCGCCTGCAGTTCCGCGAGCAGTGCGGCGACCTTCTCGCGGCTTGTCATCGCGGCCTGTGCATCCGTGGCCACGGTCGCAGCCGCCTCAACGCGCGCCAGTCGCGAGGCCTGGGCAAGATCGAGCTGCGCGCGCACCGCGGTTGCCGCCTCGGCACCCCACTGGCCCAGCCGGAAGGCTGCATAGGCACCCGCCAGCGCGACGATGGCGTCCCGGTGCGCCCATGCCTGCACTGCCACGTCCCGGCCCACCTGGAGCGCGGTGGCGGCGCCCTGGGCATATTCACGAATGCCGGCGACCAGCTGCTGATTGACCTGCTGCTGCCCGCTGGCATCCGTGGTCACGAAGAGCTTGGCGCTTTCCTGCACCGCCGCCTTGATGGCCTCGGTGAGCGGCTGCATGCCATCGGCCGCGACGCGGGTTGCACCCTCCTGCAGCTGGTCGAGGCTGCCCTTCAGCGTGTTGCCGAAGGCGTCGGAGGAATCCTTGAAGCCCTGCAGCCGCTTCATCAGGAAGTTAAACAGGCCCTCGCTCGATGCCTTCGCCTTCGCGATGTCCTCGTCCTTCAGGCCAAGGGCGGTGGCCAGCGACGAGCCGGCCGTGGTGATGCCGCCCTGCACCAGGTCGCGCAGCTCCTGCACCACCTGGGCGCCGTTCAGGCCCAGGCTCTTCACGGCGTTGGTGCCGACGACAGTCAGCTCGCGGATCTGGTCGAGCGTCATGCGGGCGGCCAGGCCAGGGCCGAGCAGCGCCTGGAATACGCCCACCAGCTCCTGGCTCGACGCTGCCGTGCGCAGCGCGTCGTCGTTGAGCTTGCCGATCATGTCGCCGGCAATGCCAAGGGCCTGGTTCCACTCGGTCTGCCGGCCGTTGACGGCCGTCATGGAGCGCAGGATGCCGGCCATGCCCAGCTGGGCCACCTCGATCTCGGCGCTGAAACCGATGCCGCGCTGCGGCAGGCTGGTAAGGGCCTGCGTGACGGCCGCCACGCCCGCCGCCACGACGGTCAGACCGGCCGCGCTTCCGATCAGGTCGCGCGTGGAGATCCGCACGCGGTCCAGGCCCTGGGTCGCCTTCTGCGAGGCGGCGACCACCTGGCTGCCGAAGCGGTCGACCTCGCGGCCAGCCACCGGCAGACCCGACACCACCGAAGTGGCGTCGAGGGTCATCCGAATACCGACCTGCCGCTCTTGACCTGCCATGCCGGCATGGTCTGCGCGCGGCCCCAAATGAATAAGGCCGACGCGTGTCGGCCTTTTTGCTGTTGGCTGGCTCCAGTCTGCCCGGCGCCAGCGTGGGCGTCAACGCGCGTTGAGCACGTCGCGCCCTTCCTCTTCCATCACCCGGAGCTGAAGCAGCACCGTCTCCGACCGTTCATCGGGGACACGCAGGCGCCGCATCGCCACGTCCACCGCACCCAGATCCAGGCCCTCATACCAGACCGTGCCGAACCCGAGGCTGAAGCGCCACTGGCGCGCGCAAAGGTAGAAGACCTGGAAGGCTTCGACGTGCTCCTCCCACAGTTCGAAGCCACCGGCGTCGCGGCGGGCGTCATCGCTGCACAACCGCGCAGCATCGATGCCAAGCCGAACAGCCTGGCTCTGAAGATCATCGTCAAGCTCATCGTGAACGCTGGCCGCGCCGCCGCCTAGGAGGAAGCGGACGGCCGCGCGGAGTTTTTTATGACGGCCGCGTCGTTGTGCTTGAAGTAGCTGAAGATGATGGCCGCCGCGAAGGTCGGCCAGTCCTCGCGCGCCGCCGCCAGGTTCTCGGCGGTGAACGCGAACGGGGTGCCGTCGTCGGCCTCCAGCTGCGACCAGCCGCACAGCACCAGGGCGATCAGCTCGTCGTCCGTCATGGTGCCGCCGTCCATGCGCTTCTGGACGTCCTTAGCCTGCGAATCGGGCAGGCGGCGGAATACGGCCGTGAAGTGCACCTCCACCGTCTTGCCGTCGTCGCCGGCCAGGGTCAGCAGCACCGGGGCGCTGAAGGTGGGCTTGGCGTTGATCTTGAGCTTCTGGGCCATGGCGTTCAGTGGATGACGATGGAGAACTCGTCGTTGCCGCTGGTGGGCACGAACGTCAGCGGCAGCGTGACCATCTGGATGCCATCGCTGTCGGAGTAGGTGGGCTTGCCCAGCTCGGCCTTCGGTGCATTGAGCTGCACCACGTTCGTGGCGGCCTGGCCGTGGTTCAGCACCAGGGGCACCTGGGCGCTGGCAGCGGCCATGTTCACCCAAGCCTTGGCGGCTACCGACGTGGCTTCGAGCGTCACCGAGCCAACCGACTTGCGGTTGCTGATCTCCACCGAGTCGACGCCGATCAGATCGCGCTTGACCACCGTGTTGCCCGCGTCGAAGCTGAAGGCACTGGCGGCGGCCGTGTAGCCGTCGAGCGTGAGGGTGGTGTTGAGCTTGTTGACCGGCAGCGGGCGCTGGTAGGCCGTGTACACCGCCACGGGCATCGCCACGTCGGCCACGGGCACGAAGAGACCGGTGAACTCGAAGTCCCACTTCGGAATGCCCTTGGCATCCGCCGTCAGCTTCACCGTGCCGTGCGCGTCGAGCATCTTGTGCACCACCCCGTCCACCACGCCGTAGATCGTGACCGACTCCATGGCGTCCGAGATCGGCGCGAAGGTGCACGTCGCGCCGGCAGCCACGGTGACCGACATGGCGCAGGCGCGCAGCAGCGCGGTGTAGGCGGGCTGGTCGCCGGCTGCGGCCACGCCGGCCGCCTCGACGCTGAAGGCCACCTTGTTGAAGAGCGTGGCCATCACCGAGCCGCCGGCACCCAGATAGGGGCGGATCACGTCGCGCTCGACGGCGTCGCCATCCAGCGGCGTGAGGTTGACGTTGCTGGCCAGGATGGCATTGGCCGCCCCGGTGGGCACGGCGTCAGTGCCGCGAACGGCCTCGATCTTGGCCAGCAGGGCCATCTTGCGCATGAATTTCGCCATGGCGTTTAACTCCTTGTGGGTGGGGTCTGCCGATCAGGCCTGGGCGTCGCCGCCGCGCTCGATCAGTACGCGCTTGCCGTCGCGCATTTCGTACAGGCCGCCCCGGCCGGCGTGTTCGTCGGCGGCGGGCGCTTCGGGCGCGGGGGCCGGTTGGGGCGCGGCCGGCGCTTGGGCCGCGGGCACGGGGGTGTCGGTGTCAACGTTGGGCCTTCGGGTCACAGGTAGCTCCAGGTCTTGAGGGAAAGCACCGCGCTGTTGCACAGCACGTTGCAGAACAGCACGGGGTTCAGGTCTTCGACCTGGACGCCGCTCTGGGTGTCGCCGTCGACCTGGTCGCCGGGGATGCACACGCCGCCGAAGGTCGGGTCGGCGCGCACCGCATCGCGGAAGGCTTCGATCAGCCGGTCGAACTCCAGCTCGGACGCGTCGGCGTCGGCGAGCGACATGTAGCCCCGCATGCGCCAGTCGTGAACGTTGATGACGCGGCCGATGTGAGGCGAGCGCTCCACCGTGCGCACCCGGCGCATCCACCAGCCGCGAAGCTGCAACGGACCGTTCGACGGCGTGAAGGTGTAGAGCTGCTTGAACTTCGCTTCGTCGCGCACGTACCGCTCGTACTCATGCACTTGGCCGAAGTCAGGCACGGCGCGGGCGGCAGCCGCGATGGCGGCCCGCACTTCGGCCACGGTGCTCACGCTGCACCTCCGGCCATGCGCGCGGCGATGCGGACAGCAGCGGCCTCGAACATGCGCAGCACCTGCGACTCGGTCGCCGCGATGGCCTTGGCGAACGGGGCCTGGGCTTCCGTGCCGCGGCGGGCGATCTTGCGGGCGACCAGGTAGGCCACGCCCAGCTCCTCCTTGGCCGACACTCCCAGCACGGCGCGCACCCACGGCACCAGGGCCGAGACTGGCGGCATATGCGGGCGGGTACCGAACTCGACGGCACCCGCCGAGGGCAGCGAGCTGGCGACCACGCCCAGCACCCCGGCGGGCGTGCTGAAGGCGTCGGACTGGATGCTCTGTGCCGTCAACCCCGTGGCGCCGCGCGGCATACGTTCCTTCGCCTCGCGCTCGACCAGCAGCGTGGCCTCGGTCATCGTGATGAGCAGCTCGCGCCGCGCCATGGCCGGATCCTGCTGCAGCCCCTGGCTGATGGCCGCAAGGGCGGGCGCGCTCAGGGCAAGCGCGCTCACAGGTCCAGCCCCATGCGGGTCAGACGGTTGCGCGGCCGCCCGGGCCAGCTGCCCACTGATGCAGCCGGCGTCGCACCCGACCCGGCGGTCTGGCCGCTCGTCAACAGGGCAGGATCCGGCTTGCCGAGCGCGCCGTAGTAGACGGCCCGGTATTCCTTGGCCCGGGCCGCATAGTTGCGTGCCCGGCTCTCGGTGTTGCTCCCATCCGCATTGATGGACGCCTCGCGCTCCCCGCTGAAGCGCGCCGCCAGCTGGCGGCACAGCGAATGCGCCGCATAGCTGGCCACCGCCTCGCGGTGCACCAGCGGGATGGTGTCGGCCTGGTCGGTCAGCATGTGCGGTGCCGAGAAGGAGATCCGCACCTCGGCAGCGGCCGGGAGCGAGTCGACGGTCACCAGCACGGCGCCGCCGTCGTCCTCGTAGATTGAGGCGGGGATGATGCGGGGCGGCTGGCGGCCAATGGGGTATTCCGCCGAGAGAACCTTGCTGGCCGTCTCCCAGCCGGCGGGGAGCGGGCCGAGATAGCCGGACACCAGCCATGCCGTGTCGCGGATCAGCACGCGGGGCATGTCGGCGCTGTAACGGACCAGCGCCAGGCCGATGGCGTCGTCGATGTCGCCATCGCTCGCGGTCGCGTCCGAGCCGCCGATGAGACGGCGCACGAGCTGCTGGTAGTCGGACAGGGCCATGGAAGTTAAACGGGGCGTCGGGTTTCTTCAGGGGCCAGGGCGGCGCCTGGAGAAACCCGCCTCCATTCGGAGGCGGGGGCGTAGGGCGCCACCCTCACTGCTTGCCCTTCGCGGGCGTTCAGGTTCTTCTTCAGGCCACCACGGCCTTGGTGGTGGCCTTGAAGCCGTCGACCAGCACGTTGCCGCCGTAGATGTGGCGGATCTTGTAGGTCACCTTGTCGTTGGTGAACATGGAGCCGACGTTGGGCATGTCCTGCACGAACAGCTCGGGCTCTTCGCGGCCGTCGAGGAAGCCGATCTCCACCACAGGCGTGCGGTTGGGGTCGCCCACCGTCACCCAGTCGTTGCCATCGGTCCAGTACGACACCGGAATGACTTCCGGGTTGATGGTCTGGACGAAGGTCTTGTCCAGGTTCTGGCCGCGCACGAACAGGTTGTAGGCCGTCTCCTGAAGCTCGAAGGGCACCAGCAGCGCGGTGGGCGCCGTGGCCAGCCGCTTGCCGCTGCCGGCGCGCGTCTGCTTCTGCATGGCCAGGCGGTGCGCGGCGAATTCGGCGGCCGAAAGCGCGGCCGTGAACAGGTTGCCGTGGTCCGCGTGGTACAGGGCCTTGGTGTCGTAGATCGTCGGGTTCGAGCGATAGAAGTCGAACACGAACTCGTACAGCGTGTTCTTGGCGGCCAGGGCCAGCTCCAGCGGGATCCGGCGCAGCGCCTGCACGTCGTCGTTCTTGATCGCCTCCAGCGTCACGTCCTCGGTACCACCGCGCTTGCTGACGGCATAGGTCGCCTTCTCGTCGCCCGGGCTGGTCAGCGCCTGGTAGGCGGCGCCCTGGGCCACGGCCGGCAGGTTGCCATAGCCGCCGATGCGGATGCGTTCCTGCGTGCGGAAGTCGTTCACCGGGCCCCAGATCGCCACCTTCTTCCAGGTGTCCAGATCCGCCATGCCCAGGTACAGGACCTGCATGCGGCGGGTGATGCTGTCGCCCAGCGCGGCCGAGAAGGTCGAGCTGGAAACCGACTCGCGCATGATGCCCAGGCTCTCCGACAGGCGACTCAGGTCGCAGTTCTCGATGCGGCCGGTCACGCGGCGGTCGCCCGTGATCTCCACGTAGCATTCGCGGAACGACTGGACGTTGCGGTGGTCCTTGTGGGCCGGGTCGAAGAAGGCGTCCAGCATGCCCTTGATGACGGCGCTGCGGTCTTCCACCGACACGGTGCCGAAGGACGGCACGCGAACGGCGCCGGACTCGGTGAAGCGGGCCAGGTAGTCGCCCTCGTCCTTGATGGCCGAATCGATCTCGGCCTCGGTGAAGCGCTCCAGCGCGTTGAACCGGGTGGCCAGGCGATCCTTGGCCGGCTGCGGCAGCTTGCTGGCGCCGATGCGCGTCACGGCCGTCTGGCGCAGCTGGAACATGGCCAGGTCAGCGCGCGTGATGGGGGCGTTCTCGCCCTGCTGAGCGGCCTCGGTGACGCGGGACGTGCCGGGCGGCGTCACCAGCGAGCCGCAGACCGACTCGTGCAGGTTGACCAGCTCGTCGTCACCGATGGTGGCGGGGTCGATCTTGGCGTGCGCGGCCGGATCCTTGGCCTGGATGGCCTCCAGCAGGCGCTTCTTCCACAGGGGCATGGTGCTTCCTTCGGGGGAGTTGGGGGAGATGTCGGTGGCGGTGGCTTCGGTGAGACGATCCAGGCCGCCACCAGCGCCCGGCTCGACGATCAGGTCGACGGAATGAACCTTGATGAACTTGGCGGCCTCGCGCAGCACCTCGCGGCCTTGCTGGCGCTTCTTGGTCTGAGCGACTGCGTCGATGGACAGGCCCAGCAGCCCAGCCAGGCCGCGCTTGACCGCCTCGGTCATCTTGACCACGGAGGCATCCTTGGGGTCCAGCGGCTTGAAGGTGCCCGTCAGCGCACCCTGGTCGGCGCCCTTGCCTTCGACGAAGCGCACGCCGTAGACGCCGCCGATCAGGTTGCGCACGGACTTGCCGGTGCCCTTGGTGTGCTCGTCGTCGCTCTTGACGAAGACGCGCACCCCCTCGAACTGGGGCGCCGCTTCGCGCAGCACAGCGTCCGGGTAGTAGTTGCCGTTGAGCGACTGGCCGGCGCGCAGCAGGGTGACCTGGATGGAGCCGTCCGCGGCTTCGCGCAGCACCGCCGCGATATCGCCGCCGAGCTGCCCGTCATCGATGACCACGACATTGGGGCGCCGGCCGCCCGGTTGCTGGGCGCTCTCGCGCACCGGCGCCGGGTCGGCGCCTGCCACTGGCTGATAGCTCGCCACGACCTCCTGCTCGTCGCCCACCGACACGGTGTTGGTGGCGTCGATGGTGTAGGGGTAGGCGTAGAGCCGGCCGCGCAGGCATACCACCACTTGGTCGGGCCAGATGCCGCGCACGTCGACGTAGTAGTCGCTCGTGATGCCGCCGGCCAGGCGCACCTTGGCCAGGACCGCCTGGCGCACCAGCTCGATGAGCTGGCTGTACTCGGTGGTGACGGCCTCGGTGATGCGGGCGAAGCCGCTGCCCGCGGGAATCAGCTTGACGGCCATGGGCGGTTCAGGCGTCCAGGCTCGACAGCTTCTGGCCGTCTCGGGTGACCACGACGACGTGGCTGCCGTAGTCCTTGAAGTCCAGCACCTCGGAGGCGGTCACGCCGACCTTCTTGGGCTTCTGGACCTTGACGGCGTTGCCGTCGTTGTCCTTGCCGTCGACCGTCTCCACGACGGTGCGGCGCACGAGCTTGGCCGCATCGTTCGCGGTCAGCTGCTTGGCGGCCTTGTCGGCCTGGGTGGGATCGGACATCGAGATCGCTCCAGATAAGGGATGGAGCGACTGTCAGCGACGGCCGACATATAGATAAGGCCGACAGGCGTCGGCCGGGGCCCGTGGAGAGCGTTTTCAGGCTACCACGGCCCCCGGCCGAACTCCAGACCGCCGGGTGGGGCCGGGAATAGGTTTAACTCCACGCAAACCGTGCGATGGCGGGCCGCGCCGGAAAAATCCATACCCTGGTGGCGTGGAGGTCGGATCGCGGCTCCTACGGCCTCGAGCCGTTTCAGGCGGTTTCCTGCCGCCGTCCGGCGCGCTTGGCGGCCTGGTCAAGGGCAGCTTTTCGGCCGTCCTGTTGAAGCTCTTTCTTGGTGAAAGGCTTGGCGCCCGGGGTCATCACCTGCCATCCCTTCATGGTCGGGAGCATCACGCAGCCGCAGTTGATCACCTGCTCGGCGGGTGCCTGAGGGTCGTGGGGGCACTTCATCATGTCGAAGCCGCCGCCGGGATTGGGCACCTTGAACGACTCCTTCGCCCCCACGACCTGGCCGTCCATCAGGTCGTGCGTCCACCGGCTGTGGATCTTGGCGCTGCGCCGCCACTGTTTCTGCAGATCCGGCACCAGGTCGGCCGCCTGCTCCAGGCGGTCCTCGCTGGCCACCGCGAACACCCGGCCAACCTCAGTGCGCACGATGGTGGTCGCGCGCACGGGCGTCGGGCCCGCCAGCTGGGCCTGGATGGCCCGGACGGCGTCCTGGACCGGCTGGGCGCCGATGGTGACCTGGCTGAGCTGCGCGCCGATCTTGCTGGTGGCTTCCCTCCCCACGTCCTTGAGGCGCAGCTGGCCGAAGCTGCGCATCGCCGTCAGGACGCGGGTGTCGAGGAGGGGCAGCTGCAGCTCCACGGCGCGGCCGATCACGGCGAGCGGCTTGTCGATGAAGTCCTCGCCCTGCTGCCAGATCGCCCGGGCAGTGCTGTCGAACAGCACGCCGGCCTGGGTGGTTGCCCCGTCGATCACGTCGTTGATCTGGCCCAGAAGGCGTGAGAGCTGCCACTGTTGATAGTCCGACGGCAGACCCGCCAGGATGGACAAGATGCTGGCGCGTGCCTGGGCCAGCTGCTTGAGCACCTGGGTCTCGCCCGACAGCTGGGTGCGCGCCCGCTCACGCAGGCGCTCAGCCAGCGCGGCCTGGAAGGACTTCTGCTCCGGCGTCATGCGCCCGGGGCGGGCCCAGGAGCTGGCGCGGGCGTGGATGCGCCGCTGCCGCTGTCCCGCGCGGCCTGCTGGAGATCCGCAGGCAGGTTGAACACGTCCTGGGCGGCCTGGGCGGCCTTTCGCTGGGCGTGCTCGGCGCGGGCTTGCTGCAGCTCTGCCTTGGCGTCGAACTCCTGCCCGAAGCGCTGCGCAACGTCGGCCACGATGCCCAGGGCGGTTTCCTCGGTCATCAGGCCCTTGTCGATCAGCATCGAGACAGCGTTGACCACGCCCTGCATAGCGGCGGCAAACTTCGTCAGGTCGGCATTGATCAGCTCAGGGAAGACGGCCGTCACCTGCCACGCCGGATCGCTCCAGTCCGGCGTGTCGCCGCTGCGGTCCGACTGCATCAGCACGTAGCGGCCGATCTCCTCGAGCATCAGCTTCAGCTTGGTCTGCCGGCTGGTGAGCACCTTGAACGTGGGCTCGCCCATCTCCGAGGCCGCCGCGCGGTTGACGTCGCCGCCGCCGCCGAACCAGTGCTCGGGCACCGTGGCACCACCCAGGACGTGGTTGCGCAGAAGGCGGGCGCTGGTGCTGGTGTCGGCCGCCTGGAGGCTGGGGGACTTCGCTTCAAGCTTGACCGAGTCGTTGTGGACGAAGGTGCTGTTGGGCGCGGGGGGCGTGAAGTTCTTCTCGAACTCCTTGACCTTGTCCTCGTCCGCGCCCGCCATTGTCACGTCCCAGGCGAACGAGCGGAGGAAGCCGATCCGGTCGATCTCGTCGAACAGGAAGTTGTCGTAGGCGTCCAGCCAGTCCATCTGGCCCAGCAGGTCTGACCGGCCGCGCGTCCCACTGGGCAGCTTGTTGATCTGGAAGAGGAAGCACTCCCCATCTTGGAAGTCGTTCTCGCGGATCTGGGCCGTGCGCTGAGTGAACAGCTCGGCATCGTCGCCCAGCACCACGACGCGGAACTTGTTGTAGCGCCCCTTGGTGTCTTTCCGAGTGACCACGCCGATGGGCTGCTCGGGGTTGTCCGGGTCCATCACCACGGTGGAGATCTGCCGCGGGTCAAGGTAGCCCAGGCGCACCATGCCGCTGCCTTCGTTGACGTGGCAGATGTAGCACTGCTCCCCGGCCAGGAACAGCTCGCGCACGCGGGGTTCCAGCTTCATGGGCCAGTTGTTGATGGGGTCGTTCCAGAAACGGTCGAGCACCTTCTGGTGCTGATCGTCCTTGCACTGCAGCGTCACACCTTCGGCCAGCAGGTAGGCAAGCGTCAGCTCCACCAGGCGGTTGGCCAGCAGGTTGGATTGCCACAGGTATTCCGCCAGCTTCACCATGCGGTCCTGCGCCAGCGGCGCCAGGTCGCGCTCGTTGTAGCGGCCGGTGCCGTCGCCCGTCAGGCGCGTCCACCCGGGTTCGTCTTTGCTCTGGACGGCGGCGGCTTCGCGCATGGGCTCGGCTGTGGCGGGGCTGGACTGAAGGCCAAGGGCCTCGGCGATGCGGGTGAGCAGGCTCATGGTGGTCTCGTGGTCAGCGGAACATGCGCCGCGCCTGGCGGCCGTAGCGCTCCCGCGCGGTCTGGGCGGGGGCCTTGGCGCCCCCCTGGGCGGCCGCCGCCACGCCACCGGTCACGCACAGCGTCCAGAGCATCTGGACCATGTCGGGACCGTCGTCGTGGTCAGCGTTGGGGAAGTGGCGGAACTGGTCGATCAGCGTCGACTGGCTGGAATGCAGCCGGATCAGCCCGTTGTGCATGTGGGGCTGCAGGCTCTCGATGCGCAGATCCTTGTCCGTGATCGGCGTGAGCGCGCGGGCGGGCACCGGCACGCCTTGTTGGGCGCTGCGCTTGATCAGCTCGGTGCGCAGGAACTCCTGGAACTGCACACTTTCTATGCCCCACACGATGCAGCAGTACTCCCGCTGCAGCTCGATGATGTCGCTGATGATCCGGTCGGGCGTGCGCTTCTTGATCTTGGCCTCGACCACATCCATGATGCCCAGCGCGCGCTGGTAGCCGCCAATGCCGATGGCGCTCGGATCGGTCTTGTTGGTCCGGCCTTTGCCAGCACGGCCGAGCGACGGATCGCAGGCGCCGTAGAAGATCCACTCGGCGAGGCGATTCACCCAGAAGCGGATGCTGTCGGCGAAAGGTGCGTCGTCACCGGCCGTGGGGTCGTTCTGCTGCTCGCTGTCGAAGGCGCCGTGGCCCTCGCGGGCCCGCTTGATCATGAGCTTGACCAGCGGGCGCAGAGCCGGCCAGGAGACCTTGGCGCCCTTGTCCATGGCCGCCTTGTTCTCTTCGTAGAAGGCCATGGCCGAGGCCATCCCTTCATCGGGCGAGCCGGCGTTGAGCAGCAGGCCCTCGAAGGTGTCCCACTTGTCCATGTCATCCGGCCACTGGATGATGGCCTTCATGACCTTGCCGTGCCACATCGGGTTCTTCAGGAACCGCGCAAGCACCGAGTCGTAGGCCAGCACCGTCCCGATGATGATGGCGTCCATGCTGTCATCGGGCGGGCCCAGGTTGAGCACGCTGGCCGTCACGAACTTGGCGAGTTTGTCCCGTTGCGCTGGCGTCTGGACGTTCTCGTCGTTCTCGATGTCGTCCATGATGGCCAGGTCAGGACGGTGAGAACCATGGCGGCGGCCCCGGATCTTCTTGGCCGAGCCGAAAGCCTCGATCTTTCGGCCGTTGGCCGTGACGATCACCCCGGCCCGCCAGACCTTACCCTGGCCCGCAGCCTCGGGGAAGTCGCCCGCGATCCGCGGGTTGGCCTCCAGCTCGGCCTTGATCGCTTCGAGCATTTCGGCGGCCTGCTCGAATGCGTCCATCACGATCACCGGATACCACTTGATCCCGGTGATGACGGTCCAGAGCACGAAGGACATGGAGACCTTCGTGGACTTGGCTTCACCCCGTGGCGCGGCGATGGCATCGCGCTGGCCGGCCTTCGTGGCGACGATGCGCGGCAGGCGCTCATACAGGTACTTGTGCAGCTCGCTCGGTTCGGCCGTGCCGTAGTGCGGGAAGTAGGTGCGGTCCCAGAATTCATAGCCGCTGATCGGATCGAACACCTTGCGGCGGCGCTCTGCCACGGCCTCCGGCGAGATGTCCCAGCCGTCGAGGTTGGCATCGATCTGGCGGCGCAGCTGCTCGGCGAGCTGCGCAAGGCCTTCGAAGAACTCCTTGCCCGGTTTCTTTGCCACGGTTTAACCCGCCTTCGCCAGCTCTTCGCCGAAGGGTTCGAGCATGTCCAGCAGCGCTGCGACGTGCTGGGGAAAGCGGCGCTGGGCGAACCCGGCCAGCAGGCGCAGCACGTCCAGCTGGACCGCCTGCTTGTTCAACTCGGGCGACAGGCGGCGGAACGAAGCCATCGTCTTGTTGAAACTGTCGCTCATGCTCGCCAGCGTCTCTGCGCGGTCGCGGGCGGACATGTTCTTGTCGTCTCGCAGCATGTCCATGGCGGCCTGGTGCTGGACAAGGTAGTCCTCCAGCAGCTTCTTGCCCATGGTGGCGAAGTTCTCGTCGCCCAGGGCCACGGCCGAGCGGACGCTGTCCCAGTCATCGCCCGCCGCCTTGGCCTCCGTCTTCCAGCGATTACCCGTCGACTTGGGCACGCCTGCCTTGGTGCAGGCGATTTCCATCGGCAGGCGCTGGTAGACGTACAGGCCGCGCAGCGTAGTGCGCTTCTCCGAGCCGTGTGCCATGGGTCAGGGGCCCGGGAACATGCCGCCGCCACCACCGCCGCCGCGGAACCAGGCCTTGATGCCTTCGATGATCAGCGCGGTGCCGACCGCCATGGCGCCGCCCGAGACGGCCCCGGCCACGGCCGCGCGCTGCTCGACCGTGCGCAGGCGGCCGTCGATGCCCTCCAGTCGGGCATTGAACGCGTTGCCCTGGGCCTCCATGCGCGCGTTGATCGTCCGGCCCTGCTCCTCGATCCGGGCGTTGGTGGCCTCCTGCCCGTCGCGCAGTGCCTGCACCATGCCGTGGATCTGGCCCAGCAGCAGCAGCTCCTGGGTGCGGGCGCTGTCACGGCCGCGGTCTTGTTCTTCGGGTGCGCTCATTGGGCGGGGCTCTCGGTGAGGAACTCGATCAGCGCGCGGTGTCGTTCTCGGTCGACGGCGCAGCTCTTGGCGTTGGCGTGATGGTTGGCCCAGGCGTCGGCGAGGCTGAGGCCGGAATCAGCAGCACAGGCTTGCTCGGAGGTGTCAGCAGATCCGCAGGAATGGGCCGGGACATCAGTGCCGGCGAGCGAGCTGTTCCACATCCATACAGCAGCAAGGCTGAGGCGAAAACGATCAGCATCGACATCGCCACGCTTCGGCTGGCCAGCAGCCGCATCAGGGCTGGCCGGCTGAGCAGCACCTGGCGATGGACTGCCCGAACCCCCAGCCACACGGACAGGGCGAACAGCAGCAGGAACGACAAGAGGCACGCGAGCCAGAACATCACGGTATTTCCCTTCGAGGGCGGTGTAGGAATCGTTGAGGGTGAGCAGCCGGCGATTCAGATCGGCAGAGGCCTGTTGACCGCGCTTGGCCTCGGCGGCGAGCTGCTGCGCGAAGGCTTCGGCCTGGTCGCGCTCCTTCTTCACCCAGATGACGCGCTCGCGGTTCTGGCCCGCGTTGTCGCCCGCGTGGTAGGCCAGGGCGCCGAGGCCGAAGAGCATGGCCGCGAAGGCCAGCATCGCGACCACGGCCCAGAGGTAGGACTTGAATCCGTTCATGGCTTGGCTCCATCGGGCTTGATGCACCAAGCGGCCTCCGCCTTGCGGCGGTTGTGGAGACCCTGGACGAAGCGGTACTCGGGCTGGCCGTTGGGCAACATGCGGCCGGTGCGCACCAGCGCCCAGTTGGGCTTTCCGTCAGGGGTGAAGGCGAGGGCGCGGCAGCCTTCGGCAAGGCGGCCGGCATTGATCAGTCCGAGCGCGCGGCTTTCGCAGAGGTTGCGGTTGCCGAGGTTGTGGGCGAACGATGAGAGGGCGTCGAAGGTGTTCTGCCCGATGCGCGTCTTCACGCAGTCGAGCAGCGTGAGCTGGCCGCGCTCGATCACCAGCTGCTCGACCTCGGCGCAGCGCTCGGGCGACCAGGTGTCGCCGATCACCACGGGGTACGGGCTCACGTACTTCGTGATGCCGTTGCATACCGTGGGCAGGCCGCTGGCCAGGTTGTCGGCATATACGCGTCCAGGGTTGGCGTGGTCCGGCTCCCACTGGCCAATGAACGCCATCAGGCCCGCGCTCGCCAGGGCCAGCGGCGCGCCGAACTTCCAGACTGTGGTGGGGACTCGCATGGACCGGGATCGTGGTCCGCGTCGCCCAAACGAATAAGGCCGACAGATGTCGGCCTTGAGTCCTCGTTGAGGGCTTTCTAACTTAGCACGGCCCCGACGACACGGTCAATCGGTGGCCGTCGAAAGGGGGTCGATGCTCACGAGCCAAGCAAACTCAGTTGTGGTGCAGGTACTCATGCGTAACGCCTGCACACACCCCTTCCTTGAAGGCAAGCGCGATGTGGTAGCCGGTGCGCTGCCACTGCATCAGCTTTCCTCCGTCAGCCATGGCGCTGATGGCATTGGCTGGGCCTACAGCATCCACGATCTCTTGCTCGGTACGCCCAGTTAGCGTTCCCAACGCGGCAAACGTGTTCGCCAGGTCGCGACCAGGCGCCGTAACGGCCTTCTGCTGGGCAACGGAAATCAAGCCGACCACGAGTGCCACGCCGACCATGATCAAGAAGTAATCCATGACCCCTCCGGTGTTGGGCTTGCAGGCCCGTTGTTAAGCAGCCTTCTTCTTGGACGTCACTGACGCCTTGAACGGATCGCTTGCCGCCTTGATTGCGGCCTTGGCTTCTGGCGGGCTGTTGCGGTAGTTGTCCAGCAGGATTCGCTCGTCCTCCTTCAGCGCTGGCGCCTCACCCAGAGGTCTTCCGTTGAGCAGGTAGTTCAGGTCCGCATCGAACTCCGTCAGAAGCTTCATCAGCTTAGAACCATCGGGCAGGCGCTCGCCAGCTTCCCAGCGCTCGACCGTCTTTCTGTCAACACCAATGCGCTGTGCGAACTCCTGCTTTGTCAGGCTGCCTCGCACCTCCGCGATCCGCGCTCCCACCGCCTCGAACTCGTTCTTCATTGGACGAATAAATCCTTGACACGGGACTTATTCGTCCCATAATTCCTCGCACCGATTCGCAATGACTAACAGCGAACACATGCGCACACCAACCGCCAACGAAATCAAGCACAGCCTGCGCAAGCAGGGCAAGACGCTCAAGTCCTTCGCCGCCGAGAACGGCTTCAAGTACCGCACCGTCAGCGATGTGGTGCGGGGCCTTCGCCAAGGCAACTTCGGTGAAGGCCGAGAGGTGCGTCTGAAGCTGGGCCTGCCCGTCAACGACTGATTCGATTTTCACACTGTTTAACAGCATCATGAAACCAGCCCCGAACACGAAGGCGACCGGCGCGCAGGCTATGGAAGAGGCGATGCGCGCAGCGCTGGACTTCGCTGCCGCTGCACACGCCTCGTTGGAAGCTCAGCGGAGCGATCAAGGCATAAGCGCCTCTGCCTATCGGAAACACATTCGCGCCATGCGAGCTGTGTTGTGGTGCGGCATGAACGACGTCGGCCGCGCCAAGCGCATCGCTGTTCGTCAGCGTCGTCAGAAGCACGGCTGAGGACCAGACACATGGTGATGAAGCCGCGCTATCGCCTCCACACGGACGGCGCACTCTCGTTGGTGTACTGCCCGCCCGACTACTTCCAGGTGCATCTCGTTCGCTGCAAGCAGTTCCTTACGCGACATCGCGCCACGCCTGCGCGCGCCTGCAAGCCAATGGACCCCGAGCGCATCAAGGCAGGCCTGCGCATGAAGGGGGTAACCCCTGCGGCGATTGCGGAGCAACTGGGCGTGTCGACGCCCACCATGTCGCAGGTCATCAGTGGTCGGAGCGTCTCGGCGCGTATCCGTAACCGTATTGCCGAGATCCTGGGTAAGCCAGTTGACGAGATCTGGCCGCCCGCGAAGAAGCCACCCCTGCGCCGGACGAAGGCCCAACTGGCGAGGGCTGCCGCGTGACCTGGCGTACAGCCCGCGAGTTGGCAGGCCTACCCGGCATGCCCTCATCCGAACGGCGGACGCGTGAGCGGCTGGCGCGTCTTGGCCTGCCCAGTCGGCAACGCGCCGGCCGTGAAGGCGGCGGCGGCATGGAATACGACTGCAGCGCGCTGCCTGCCGAGACGCGCAAGGCGATCCTGGTTAACCAGATCGCGGCCGTGCCGGTGTTGCCCACTGCCGCCCTTGCGACGCCCATCGCCAAGCCCATCCAGTCCGCTGCCCTGCCGGCGGTGGCCACGGCGGCCCGCCGCCCGCCCAGCGATCAGGAGCGCGCCTGCGCCGATGCCCGGCTGATCCTGATACAGCACGCCATAGACCTCGCCGGCCTGCAAGGGCGCGACAAGGCCTGCCAGATGCTGGCGCTGCAGTTGCTGACGGGCCAGGCCAGCGCTGAGCTGCAGATGGCCGCGCGGCTGGCAAACCGGCGGGCCCGCACCGCCGCCGTCAGCGCCCGCACTCTCTATCGCTGGCTCTCCCAGTACCAGACGGATGGCTGGTCTGGTCTCCTGCCGGCCGAGCAGACACGCGAGGTAGTGGCAGCGCTGGACGAGGACGTCGCCGAGGTGCTGGCGCGCTACCACTCCCGAAATGCGCTCTACCGCAATCTGTCGGTCGCAGCCAAGGAGGTAACCAAGGATCTTGGCCGCACCTATGACAGCTGGGAGCAGCTCTACGGCCGGGCCCGGCGCGCCCTCGCCAAGGTCGACAAGGTCAAGCTCATCAAGGCCCGGCACAGCGGGTCGGAGCGCGCGGCCAAGCTGCCCTACAAGAAGCGCGACACCAGCATGCTGCGCCCGCTGGACGTGTGTCTGGTGGACGGCCACACCTTCAAGGCGAAGGTGCGCCACCCGGATCACGGTGCCCCCTTCGCGCCCGAAGTAACGCTGGTGATCGACGCGGCCACGCGCCGGGTCTGCGGCTGGTCTGCCTCGCTGTCGGAGAACACCATCGCGGTCGGTGACGCCATGCGCCACGCAGTCGGCAACGCGGGCGTGTGGGCCATCGTCTACTCCGACAACGGCGCGGGCGAGCGGGCCAAGGTCTTCGACTGCCCGGTCGACGGGATCATGAAGCGCCTGGGCAGCGATCACCGCACCGGCATCGCTGGCCACCCGCAGGGCCACGGCCTGATCGAGCGCAGCTGGCGCACCCACATGATCAACGTGGCGCGGCGCTTCGGCTCCTACCAGGGTAGCGATGTCGACCAAGGCACGCTTCGCAAGGTTCGCGCAGACATCGACAAGGAGCGGCGCGCGCTCAAGCGCGCCGAGTCATCCGGCGGTGTGGTGGCGCTGACGCCCAAGGTGCCGAGCTGGCAGCAGTTCCTCGATGCCGTCGAAGCCGGCGTCGCCGAATACAACGCATGCCATCGGCATCGCTCCCTGCCTCGGCGCGCAGACAACAAGCGCATGACGCCGGACGAGGCGTGGGAGGCAATGTTCGAGCCCGAGCTGCAGGTCAAGCTGGACGTGCAGCAGCTGCGCATGACCTTCATGCCTTCGGTGCTGCGCACCGCCACGCGCGGCCTCGTGACGCTGTTCAACCAGGACTACACGGCCGACGAGCTGATGGGCATGGCGGTGGACGGCAAGCAGGTCTCGGTGCGCTACGACATCCACGACCCGAGCTTCGTGTTGATCTACACGACGGCCGGCGAATTCGTCTGCCAGGCGAAGTGGGACGGCCGCAAGGGCGACTACTTCCCGAAGGCCGTCATCGACCACGCCCGCGAACAGCGGGCCCGCCGCGCGGTTCGCCGGCTGGAAGACAAGGTCGAGCTGGCCCTGCGCGAGATCAGCGGCCCCCCGCTGGCCGAAACCCTTTTGCTGCCCGAGCCCAGCGCCCCCGAGGTGCTGGTGCCCATCGTCGTGGGGACTTCCTTTGCCGAGCCCCTCCCCACTTCCCACGACGAAGTCGAGGAGGTGCGAGCCACCTTGAGGCGGCCTTTCTTCGAGTCCGAGAGCGACCGCTACGAGTGGCTGATGGGCCATCGCGGCGAGTGGAGCGGGGAAGACACCCAGTGGGTGCGGGGCTACGTCGCGGGCGCTGAGTACGCCGGACTTCGGGAGTACTTCCAGAGCCGGGGGCTGGCCTGGGATGACGACGAAGCGATTTTTAAGAGTGCCCGGTGAAGGCGGCCACCTTCACCGAGCGTGCCTGCAAACGTGGTGATGCCACAGACAAGGAGATTGTGATCATGAAGCCAGGATTCGTCAAAACGGCGAACTACAAGGCGCTGCAGCAACGGTTCAAACAGGTTGAAGGCCGTGGCGCACGCGAGGCCGGCCTGCTGGTCGTATACGGCCCCTACGGCATCGGCAAGAGCGAGCTGACCAACCGGTGGACGGTGGACATCGGCGGCGTGTTCCTGCGCGCGAAGAGCACTTGGCGGACCAAGTCGATGTTGGCCGAGCTGGCATCGGCCCTCGGGCTTGACCCCCGCGGCAGCGTGGCCCAGATCCAGAACGCGTGCATCGCGCACCTGGGCGTGCACATGACGCCCATCGTCATCGACGAAGCCGACCACCTGTTCAAGGGCGCCGGCTCCAAGTTGACCATCGATCTGATGGAGGCGCTGCGCGACATCACCGACCTGACGGGCATCGTCTGTGTGTTGGTGGGCATGAAGCAGCTCGGCCTCAAGGTTGACGCCCACGGCTGGATCGGCAGCCGCGTCGGCGGCGACGTGGAGCTGAAGCCGCTGGACATCGCAGACGTGCGCGCCACGGTGCAGGCCAAGTGCGAGGTGGCGGTCGATGAAGGCGTGATCGAGGAGATCCATCGCCAATCCAAGGGCATGATCCGCGGCGTCCTGAACGCGATCCCGCTGATCGAGGCGTGGGCCCAGGCGAACAGCCTCAATCGGGTCGAGGCGAGCCAGATCGCCAACAAGCGCCTGGTCAGCGAGTTCAAGCCGGCGCCCATCGGTCGCGTGGGAGCCTGACATGGCGGCCGTCAAGACCTGGCAGGTGGCCGTGGTGCTGCTCACGCTGCAGGCCCGTGAAGCCGACTCGAGCCTGACGTTCAACGAAGGCGCGCTGGCGGCCTGGGTGCCGTCGCTGCGCAGCACGTCGGCCGCGCGCGCCGCCATCCACGCCATGCTGCGCGCCAAGCTGATCGAGCTGGCGCCGCAGGCGGGGGTGGCGGACACGGCGCCCCTTCAATACCGGCTGACCTCGGCAGGCTGTGAAGCCGTGCAGGGGGCCAAGAAGCTGCTGCCGACGCTGCACAAAGCTGCGCACGGCCCCATGACGCCTGCCGACCAGGTGGAACCCTTCGCGGGGCGCCTGTGGCGGCTCCTGTGCATCCGCAAGGTGCTCACGGCGGAGGAGGCGGCCAACCTGCTGCTGGACGCGGGCGAGGACGTCGGCCGGGCGCGCACCCGTGCCAGCGAGCTGCTGCTCGCCTGGTCGCGGCAGTGCCCGCTCGCCATCCAGGTCAGCGACCGACGCATCAAGGGCGCGAAGCGCTACGGGCTGACCGTCGACCTCGGGCCCACGCCGCCGGATCTGCGCGCCAGAGGAAAGGGCCGCACGCTGTGAGCTACACGCAGGAGCCCTGGTTCATGATCCTGGTGGATCGCTGCCGGGCCATGAAGCACTTCGAAGTGGCGGAGCGGTTGGGCATCAGTCGAGGAACGCTGAGCGTGGTGCTCAACGCCAAAGCCAAATACGGCAGCGGCGAGGCGAGCACCGCCCGCATCGCTGACAAGGTGATCCACACCTTCGGGCAGTACGCCTGCCCGTACCTCACCGCCGACTCTGGTGATGGCGAGCCCGTCGTCATCACGGCCGACCGCTGCCGGGCCTATGCATGGCGCGGCGCGCCCACCAGCAACCCGCGCGAGATGCAGCACTGGCAGGCGTGCCAGAAGTGCCCGCACAAGGCTGCCTGCGCGCCCGCGCCGGAGCGCGAAGTTAAACCGCGCAAGCCAAGGGGGGCGGAGTGATGCCCGCCATCCACATCGAGCGGCCTCGGCTGGCCTGGATCAAGCGCCGCGCGCGCCGGCTGATGCGCTTCTACGGCATCGACCGCCGCATGGCCATCGCTGACGCGCACCGCGACTACATCGACTTCGTGCTGCCCGGCGGCGCGCACCTGACGGCTGTCCGCGGAGGTCGGCTATGAGCGCGACCCGCTTCCCTTTCGAGCCCGGCGCCGTGGTGGTCTACCGCTGCAGCCGCTGGGCCCGCCTGGCCCACCGCCTCCGGGTGCTGCTCGGGAGGGCTGGCTGATGGCGAACGCGACCGAGCGCACCCGCCAGGTATGGCTGCATCTCCTTCGTGCCGGCGGCTGGTGGAGCGTGACCGAGCTGCTGGCCGAGAACCGCGCGTGGCGGGAGTTCGGCACCCACCTGGGCAACGCGATGCGCAACCTGCACAAGTCCGGCTGCTGCCAGCGAAGGCTCGCAGAGGGCGGGCTGCACTACGAGTACTGCGTGACCCCGCAGTGCACGGTTCTCCAGGGCGTGACGCTGCTGGAGCTGATGGAAACCATTCACTGAGGAGGCGCCATGCCTGATCCGAAGACTGAAGCCGAGGTGGCTGCACTGATCGACAAGCTCGGCGCCTGCCTGCAGGACCAGCACCACAACGTCGCCCTCAGCACGCTGCTATCGCTCTATCGCACGGTCGCCGTGCAGCACCCGTGCTGCACGCAGTCCGCTGCCAACACCGCCATGACGGCTGCGATGCAGATCGCCATGGCCGCCCGAGGGACCGCGCCGTCTGGCGCACCCATCCACTGATCCACCACCCCGAAAGGAAAACGCATGAGCAAGAAAGACATCCCCCCGGGCTACTGGGAAGACGCCCGTGGCGCCTATATCCCGGTCTCCAAGATCAAGGCCATCGACAAGGACCGCACGCAGGTCGTGGAGGCCCTGGTGGCCATGGCGAAGGACGAGCAGGCGAAGCTCACCGCGTTCAAGTTGAACACGATGGCGGCCGTGCAGGAGTTCATGGAGCGCAGCCTGAAGGAATACGACACGAAGTGGGGCGGTGCCAAGGGCAACGTGACGCTGACGACGTTCGACGGCCGCTTCAAGATCATCCGATCCATCCAGGACACGCTAGTCTTCGACGAGCGTCTGCAAGCCGCCAAGGCACTGGTGGACGAGTGCATCCAGGAATGGAGCAAGGGCAGCAAAGCGGAGATCAAGGCGCTGATCAACGACGCGTTCGACGTCGACACGTCCGGCAAGATCAACACCGGCCGCGTGCTGGGTCTGCGCCGCCTCAAGATCGACGACGAGCGCTGGCAGCGCGCCATGGATGCCATTGGCGACTCCATGAAGGTCGCGCACAGCAAGCCCTACATCCGCTTCTACGAGCGCGACGAGCACAGCGGCGAATACGTCGCCATTGCGCTCGACCTGGCCTCTGTGTGACGCCATGACGCTCGGCACCTTCGCCAGCTACGCGCTCACCTTCGGGTTGGGCGTGGTCGTGGGCATCGTTCTTCTCTGCTTCTGTTTCGGCGCCTTCGGGCGCGGCAAGGAGCAGGGCGAATGAACGCCCTATTCCACATCGAGACCGCGTGCAGCCTCGCCCAGGTGCGGCTGCGCGTCGACATCGACCGGCGGACCCTGCAAGCCCGGCTTGCGACGGTGGTCGAGTTTGCCCAGGCCCGGGCGCGGCTGGGCATCGGCCCGGTGGTGCTCAGCCGCGCCGGCTACGTGGAGCTGCCGGGCTTCATCCGATGCCCGGAATGCGGCGGCCCGCTGGCGGCCGATGTGTTCGAGCACAACGTGGACACCGGCATGCCCGACACGTTCGGAGTGCACCTCTGCTGCACCGAGCTGCAGGAAGAGCTCGCGGAAGCGCGTGCGACCGACACCGTGCCCATCTGGAACCACAACTTCCTTCCCTTCCAGTGGGCCGCCATCAACCGCCTCGCGACCGAATGGCTGCAGCGCAACGTGAGGGTTGCACCGTGACGTATCTCGAATGGATCGAGACGCTGGGCGCTGTGCTCGGAGCTGCCGGCGCGCTGCTGCTCGCCCTCAATAGCCGCCACGCAGGCTGGGGCTTCGTCCTCTTCCTGGCCAGCAATGTCGTCTGGTGGGTCTTCGGCCGCGAGACGGGCCACTGGCGCCTGCAGGCGCAACACCTGGTGTTCTCGATCACCAGCCTCATCGGTATTTGGCGCTGGCTCATCCAGCCGCGTCTGGCTGCCGCAATGCAATTTCTCGAAGAGATCAAGGGCTGACGCGATCAGCCCAGCAGGAGCACCCATCATGAAGATCCAAGTCGAACTAAATCTGGAGGCGGCGGTCGCTGCGGCCATCGCGCCGGAGAAGCTGGCACCCATCCTCGACAAGCACCTCACCGAGGCCATCACGTCGGCCATTCGCGACGCCACGGGATGGGATAGTGAGTTCCGCAAAGGGCTGCAGGAACAGCTCCGCGGCATGTTGCCCCACGGGCTCCGACTGGACGACGTCGCCAAGTTTCAGCATGTCCTCAACGATGCGCTGACCAGCCTCGTGGGGAGCATGAACGCAGAAGCGGTTAAGACGGCGCTGAAGAAGGCCGCCGCCGACGCGCTGCCGGAAGTGCCTTCGGTGGTGAAGCTGTCCGAGCTGCTTGAGGAGGCCAGAGGTGGCTTCCACAAGGGAAAAGAGGAGGCTTTCTATGCCTTGTGGGAACCCGCTGAGCACGGGGGTGGCGGCCACCTCTATCTGCACGACGAAACTGGCTCGTCAGCGCTGTTCCATTCCCGGACGATGAGTAAGTACGACGCGAAGGTCCAGCTTGCCGTCACGCGCGAAGGCGAGGTTTACGCTCTTCGTCTGCGAGACAAGCAGGTCACCCCGGCGTCCCGACCTGACGTGATCAGCGGCTTCGACGCGATCCTGATGTCGATGTACGTTGGGCGCACGCGCCTCGATGTGGATCTCGACGAAGACGACGTGTCGCGCGCCGCCGAGCCGCACGATGACTGAGGGCCAGACCATGACCGCTCGCCCAGACATCCTCACCGCCGGTGGGAACTACTTCAACTTCCTGGCGCCGGCCCAATCCGTCTTCGACATCACCGACATCGCCGCCGCCCTTTCGAAGCTCTGCCGTTTCGGCGGCCACACCCGTCGCTTCTACTCGGTCGCCCAGCACAGCGTGCTGATGTCGTACTACGTGCCGCCTGCAGATGCCTATGCGGCGCTCATGCATGACGCGGCCGAGGCCTTCGTGGGCGACATGCCGCGCCCGCTGAAGGAGTTGTTGCCGGAGTACCGCCGCCTGGAGAAGCGCGTGGAGGCCGCCGTGATGGAGCGCTTCAATGTGCCGCTGCCGCTGCCCGAGAGCGTGAAGTACTTCGACCGCGTGATGCTGGCCACCGAGCAGCGCGACCTCATGCCGCCCCACGACGACGAGTGGCCGCTGATCGCCGGCGTTGCGTGCCTGTCCATCACCATCACCCCCTGGGCGCCGCAAGAGGCCTACAACCTCTTCCTGGGCCGCTATGCGCAGCTGCGCGGGGAGGCGTCGGAATGACCCCCGATCAGGCCCTCGCCAAGATCAAGAAATGCCTGGCTGTTGCCCGGGGTAACAGTCCCGAGGAAGCGGCCGTCGCGTTGAACCAGGCGCGCAAGCTAATGGATCTGCACGGCCTGACCGAGCGGGACGTCAGCCTGGCCGACGTGAACGAGGTTCGCGTGAAGGCCAGCCACAAGTCCGCCACCCAATGGGAATCGCGGCTCGCGCAGATGATCGACGAAGCCTTCGGCTGCGATCACTTCATCAATGTGAAGCGCAGTTTGAACGCTGCCTTCAACGTGGTGACCACGCGCTACTTCGTCTATGTGGGCCTGTCCGAAGCGCCAACGCTTGCCGGCTATGCACACGAAGTCCTGTCGCGCCAGTGCGCCCGTGACCGCCTGGCCCACATCGCCAAGCAGCCCCGCAACTGCAAGCCGGCGACGAAGACGGCGCGCGGCGACGCGTTTGCGGAGGGATGGGTCTATCGGGTTGAGGACAAGCTGGAAGCCTTCGCCCAGCCCGAGCGCAATGCCCAGTTGCTGCTGGACTACATGGAGGCGAAGCACCCGGACATGACCACCGAGAAGGTGCGGCAGAAGAAGCTGAAGCGCAACCCGGACGCCGGCCATTTCATGGCGGGCATGTCGGCGGCAGAAAGGGCCCAGCTCAACCGCGGTGTGGGTGCCTTGGCGCCCAAGGGGTTACTGACATGAAGACCGCCCTCGCCATCGTCGGAGCCATGTACCTGACCGCCTGCATCCTCGCGAAGCTCGGCTATGCCGACATGCAGGTTTGCTTCGCCTGGAAGGGCAGCTGCAGCGCGGTTTCCTCCCCGTCCCAACCTCTTCGCCGGAGCACGGTATGAGCGACCACAGCACCATCGAGTGGACGGATGCCACCTGGAACCCGGTGACCGGCTGCAGCCTGGAGAGCCCGGGCTGCAAACTCTGCTACGCCATGAAGCTGGCCGGCACGCGCCTGAAGAACCACCCCAGCCGAGCCGGTTTAACCACGATGACCTCGGCCGGCCCGGTATGGACCGGCGAGATCCGTGTGAACGAGGGCTGGATGGAGCAGCCCCTGCAGTGGACCCGCCCGCGCATGATCTTCGTCTGCGCGCATGGCGATCTGTTCCACGAGGAGGTGCCGGACGCCGTCATTGACCGAGTGTTTGCGGTGATGGCGCTGGCCCGTCGCCACACATTCCAGGTGCTCACGAAACGCGCTCGGCGCATGCGGCAGTACTTTGCGCATCCTGTGCGCGAGGCGCTGATCGGTAAGCAGATCGCCCAGCTGGAGTTCGCGTACAGCGGCAATCCGATGAGTGTGTGGACCGGCCTGCCGCTGTACAACGTCTGGTTGGGTGTCAGCGCCGAGGACCAGCGGCGCGCGGACGAGCGTATCTCTGAGTTGCTCGACGTGCGTGCCGCCGTGCGCTATCTGTCCCTGGAGCCGCTGCTCGGCCCTATCCAGCTCAACGCGCAGTTGCTCACGCGGGTCGAAACGGGTTCCCAGGCTGGCCAGCGGTTCATCGACTGGGTGATCGTGGGCGGCGAGAGCGGTCAAGGCGCTCGGCCGATGCACCCGGACTGGGCGCGCAGCCTGCGCGACCAATGTCATGCCGCCGGCACCGCCTTCTTCTTCAAGCAGTGGGGCGAGTGGATGCCGCGGGGCCCGGAGTCTTGGGGCTATCCGCTGATCGACGGCGTTCCACGCGTTCGACTCACGGACACAGGCGAGGACGGGAGCGACTTAGGCTCCGGCGGGGACCACCATGTCTGGATGCAGCGCCCAGGCAAGAAGGCCACCGGCCGACTGCTTGACGGCCGCACTTGGGACGAGATGCCGAATGCGGCTGGAGGCGTCGCGCCATGCTGACGCCCCAGTTCATGCTGGCGCTGGCCGCCAAGCTGGTGATCGACCTGTTCGCTGGCGGCGGCGGTGCGTCCACCGGCATCGAGCAGGCCCTCGGCCGTCCCGTCGACGTGGCGATCAACCACGACGAGGACGCCATCGGCATGCACGAGGCGAACCACCCGCAGACCCGGCATTTCCGCGCCGACATCCGCGAGGTGGATCCGCTGGCGGTGACCCGCGGCCAGGCCGTGGGCCTGCTGCACGCGTCGCCCGATTGCACCCACCACTCCCAGGCCCTGGGCGGCCAGCCGCGCAAACAGGAAATCCGCTCCCTCGCATGGCAGGTGCTGCGCTGGGCGGGCAAGGTGCGGCCGGACGTGATCACGCTGGAGAACGTGGAGCAGATGCTGGTCTGGTCACCGCTGATCGCCAAGCGCGACCCCACCACCGGCCGCGTGCTGACGCTCGACCGAGTGCGCGACCCGAAGACGGGCAAGCTCGTGCACCGCGTGGCCGAGCCTGGCGAGCAGGTGCCGCGCGGCAATCAGTTCCTGGTGCCCGACCCTTCGCGCAAGGGCCACAACTGGGAGCACTTCGTCGGGGCGCTGCGCTCGCTGGGCTACGTGGTGCAGTGGCGCGTGATCGTCAACGCCCAACTGGGCGCCCACAGCACCCGCAAGCGTCTCTACCTGGTGGCCCGCTGCGATGGCCTGCCCATCACGTGGCCCGAGCAGACCCACGCGAAGAAGCCCACGGGCAAGCTCAAGGCCTACCGCCCTGCCGCCGACTGCATCGACTGGAGCATTCCCGGCCGCAGCATCTTCGACCGCGAGAAGCCGCTGGCCGAGGCGACGATGCGCCGCACGGCCTATGGCCTGCGCCGCTTCGTGCTGGACAGCGCCGATCCCTTCATCGTACCGGCCTGCTTGGTCCCGGTGACGCACAGCCGGGACACGGCCTACAGCACCAAGGAGCCGCTGCGCACCATCACCACGGCCAACGGGGGCGAGACGGCCCTGGCGGTGGCGACGCTGATCCAGATGGGATACGGCGAGCGGGACCGCCAGGCGCCGCGCGCGCTCGATCCGCAGCAGCCTCTCGGCACCATCGTCGCGGGAGGCGGGAAGTTCGGCGTTGCCGCCGCCACGCTGGTGCAGATGGGGCACGGCGAGGGAGCTGCAGGCGGCGAGCGTTGGAGCTACGGCGTCAACGACATTCGCGGCCCGGTGGGCACGATCACGGCCAGCGGTGCGGGCCAGGGCCTGACAACGGCCTACCTGGTGCAGGCGAACGGCGGGTTCAACGCCACACACGCGCGTGACGTGCGGGAGCCGCTGTCCACCGCCACCACCAGCGGCAGCCAACAGCAGCTCATCACCGCGGAGCTGCGCCACGGCCTCACCGAGCACGAGGAGGCGGGCGCGCTGCGCTGCGCGGCCTTCCTGATGCGCTACCACGGCACCGGGGGCCAGTGGGCAGACCTGCGCGACCCGATGACCACCATCACCACGCACGACCGCCTCGCGCTGGTGACCGTGTGGCTCAAGGGCGAGCCATGGGTGATCGTGGACATCTGCCTGCGCATGCTGGTGCCGCGCGAGCTGTACAACGCCCAGGACTTCCCCCCGGGCTACATCATCGACCGCACGGCTGACGGCAAGCGCCTCTCCGCCAAGGCACAAGTGCGCATGTGCGGCAACAGCGTCAGCCCGCTGCCCATGCGCCTGATCGTGGCCGCGAACTACAGCGACTTCCACGAGAGCCGGAGGGCCGCCTGATGCCGTTCTATCGCCTGGGCAACGGGATCGTGCACATGAAGGGCTCGAAGCTGCCCGCGCCCTGCGCTGCCCGCGTGCTGATCGAAGGGAAGGAGGCCGCGTGCCTCGCCCCCAGCGGCTTCCTCTGCGATGGCCCTTCGAAGTCTGGCAAAGGGACGTGCGATGCCGCCATGTGTGAGGGCCACGCGACCCAGGTCGGACCCAACAGCCACCTGTGCCCCAGCTGCCGCACAGAGGCCGTGGACGAGATCGGGCAGCGCAACCTCTTCACCCACTTGGTGCAACCATGAGCAAGCGATTCACCTATCGCCCTGACGGGGCGTTCGGGCCCGACGTGATCGACCATCAGACCGGACGGTGGATGAGCATGGACCTGGCGCGCGACTTCGCCGCCGTGGTCAACGACGCAGTGTCGCCCGAAGGCTGGGTGTTGGTCCCGAAGGATCCGGCTACGCCGCTCCCGGACTACGACGAATGCGCACGCCAAGCCACCGAGGCGACCGGCCTGCCTTCTCAGCATCCCTCGCCCTGGTTGAGCATCTTCATCCGCGAGATCAGCAGATGGTGCGAGCACCGGGCGCTGGACGACAAGTTGAGCGCGCGCGCCCTGCAGCTGGCGGACCTGCACATGTTCGAGTTGCTCCAGGCGCATTGCAGGGCCGGCGATTCGCATCGCTTGGTTCTGGCCCTGATGGATGAGTCGGGCCGCTCTGTCGTGCGCACCCTGGAGGAAGCCGATCCGGTCATCGTCCAAGCCTTCGAATGGCTCACCGAGCGGCAGTACGTCAGTCTGGCGAAGGATGGTGAAGGGGAGTACATCGAGGTGCACCGCCGCCCGGGCGAGGAGTGAAGCATGAGCAAGCTTGCCCGCGATAACCGCAACGCTGACCTCGCCCGGATCCACATGGCGAAGGCGCAGCTCGGCATGGACGATGCCACGTACCGGACGGTGCTGATGACGCAATGCGGCGTCAGCAGCGCCCGCGACCTGGACCACGCCGGCCGCCAGCGCATGCTCCGCTACCTTCAGACGCAGGGAGCAGCCCCAGCGAAGAAGCGACCCTTCGGCCAGCCCGAGAAGATCGAGTGGCTGTGGAAGAAGCTGGGCGAGGCGCAGCGCATCCGTGACGCCTCGCCCCAGGCCCTGCTCGCGTTCATCGCCCGCGTCACCGGCACGGGCTATTCCCACGCGCGCTTCCTTCCGGTTGCCGACGCCACGAAGGTGATCGAAGCCCTGAAGGCCATGCTTAACCGACCGAAGGCGGACGCCCGGCCATGA